CCATTGCGGCGGGGTCATGGCTGGTGGTGGCCTGTGATTCGGACCCCCTACCCCCTGTGGGGCAATGCCTGGCAGGCCTCTGACCTGCGTGTTTGTGGTGTCAGCAAACGTTCGGGTGGGTGGGGTGGTGTGTTTCCGCAGGTCATGCGGGTGTTTGCTGGCTCGGGCCGGGTGTTTGCTGGCGGGGTTACCAGCGGCGGGTGGCGTCGGTGTGTGGTGCGGTGTTGGCGCGGCGGTTGGCTGCTGCTTTGCGTCCGGCGGCGGCGCGGTTGCATCGGCGGGCGTGTTCGGGGCCGCGGTATTTGGTGCGGTCGTCGTCGTCGTGGCCGAGGTCCCATTCCTCGGTGGGGGCGATGGGTTGGTTGCAGCGCCAACAGGTTGCGCGTCCGCTGAGGACGAGCTGGCGGTATTTCTCGCGCAGGCGTTGGTGTGCGGCGCCGTAGCCTCGTGCGCTGGTTTTGGCTTTACGACGTGGCGTGGTGCTCAACGTCGAGGGTCCATCCGTTGTCGCGGGTGGTGGCGGTGATGGTGGTGTTGCGGCCGGTGACTGCGGCGCGGGCGAAGGCGGTGAGAATCTGGACCCACGGTTCGGGGTTGCCGCTGGCGGCGCGGAGTTCGAGGTCGGCGATGGCTGGTGGTTTGGTTGCCCATTGGCCGGGGTCGCCGTCCATGATGGTGTTGCCGTCGAGGGTGACGCGGATGTGGCTCACTGCGCGAGCGCCTTTCGGAGTAGGGCGGCGTCGACGATCACCTCGTCGGATTTGCCGATGGTGAGGGTGAGCAGCGGGGTGGTGCGTTGGTGGTCGGCGCGGTCGTAGACGGTGATGACGCGTGTGCCGTCGGGTGCGTCGGCGGCGGCTTGGCGTAGTTCGTTGGCTTCGGTTTTGGTGAGGATTTCGTGGTCTGTTTCGATGACGCCGTGGACGATGGCTTCGGCGACGAGCTGCGCGGAGGAACCGACTAACTCGCGCGCTTGCTCGTCGCTCATTCCGGTGGTTCGGAACCCGGGCATGGGGATTACTCGGGGTGGTGTGTTGTCGTCGCCGGGGTGGGGGAGTCCGGTGGTGAGTGCCTGGGCGACTTGTTGGGTGGCTGTGTGGCTCATGGTGTGGCGGCGTTGTGGGTGGTGGGGCCGGGTGGTGTGCAGTTGCCGCAGCTGCACCAGGTGGGGCCGCAGGGTGCGGGTGGGATGGTGCCTGCGCCGTGTTGGAGGTTGCGTCGCCAGCTTTGTGGGTCGATGGCGGCCGGGGCGCGGCATCCGGTGCTGCAGTCGGCGTAGCGGATCTTGTTGCAGTGGTTGCAGACGCGCAGGTGTTTGACCGGCATCGTGTTCCTCGGCTGTTGGTATGGAAAACGCCCCGGTGTGGCCGGGGCGTTTTTGTGGGCGGTACTGGTGGAGGGTGTACGTCGCCGCTTAGCGGCAGCGTATCACTGGGGGGGTGGCTAATTCACGAACGACGTTGTCGCTGAGCGCATTTCAAATGCGCTTGCAGAATATCGCCTAGTCGGTAGAACTTCGTACCGGTCTCAGGATCGGTGTCGACCGGGCGCAGATGACCGCGGCGGTTGAGCGAATGCACGCGCTGCGTGGTCAACCGGCGGCCGAGGTCGCCGAGCCGGTGCGCGATCTTCTCGGCCTGCCCGGCGGTGACGATCTGCCGGTTGGCCTGCTCAAGGCGAGCACGGTCGATCACGATCTCGTCCTCGGGCGGTAGGTCGATCTGCCTGCGGCACTCGTCGATCCGGTGCGCGATGTCGACGTAGGCGCGTTGCGATCCCTCGATGAGTGCGAGCGTGACGACGTTGCGGCGCAACCATCGCGCCAGCGAGGCGAGGTCGTCGGTGTCGGTGTATTCGATCTGTCGGGCGTCGCACACGAACCGCACCCAGACGGCGAGGCAGCGTTGCAGCTCGTCGGCGGCCTCGGACGCGCCGAGGTGAAACGGCACGCATGGTTCGGGTCGTTGGCGGCGGGGCTTGCCGAGGTTGGGTTTCTGGATGCGGGCCTGGCGGGTGATCGTGACCGCGAGGTCCTCGGCGAGTTCGGGCACGCTGGCGAGCTTTTCGCGGAGCTTGGTCTGCTCGGCGCGGGTGAGGTGAAAGTTCATGCTCACCGGCGGTCACCGCTTTCGATCGCGGGCCGCTCGGGTTCGCCGTCGATGGTGGGCTGCCAGGGCCGCTCGGGGCCGAGGAACACCACCTGCTGCGGCGGGTCGTAACCGGCGCAGCTGTACAGGGTGGAGTGCCACGAGTCCCGGCCGAACGGCCCGTCGGCGTACGTCGGGTCTCGGCGCATTTCTTCGAGCTCCACGCTGCGAACGCCGTAGCAGCCGACCGGTTCGTCCTCTTGGCTCATCACCACGGGTGTGTCTGCGGGCACCTTGAGCAGCTGGGCGATGAGCTGGCCGGCGGTGAGTGTGCGGCTCGACTTGTCGCGGGTCACCGGTGGTTCTCCTGTCGCTGGGGTCGGTCTGGGCAGTTGTGGTGGCCGTAGCTGTTTGTCGCGGCGCCGCAGCGGTTGCAGTGCCAGCCGTGGCATCGGGGCGGGTCGTGCGGTATCCAGCTGGTGCCGTCGTGGCGCATCTCTTGGCGGCATTTGGTGTGGTTGGCGTTGGGGAATCGTTGCGCCATTTCGTCGTTCCAGGCGACGGCGAGCAGTTCGGTGAACTCGTAGCGGTCGAGGCTCATCCAAAATCACCGATTCCCGGGGCGGTGCTCGCCGCTGACGCAATTTCCGGCGCTCCGTGGGTGATTGGTGCTGAGACGCCGTTTCGGGCTTCTGTGGGGCGTTTCTGGGCTTCGGCCTTGGCGGCGAAGTATTCGCGGATCGCGGCGATCGCCGACTCGCGGTCGACGCACGTCTGCAAGCGCTCCCGCGCGGCCTCGAGTCGGTCGGTCGGCTCGACCGGCCCCGGCGTGAACCCGGCGGCGAGGGCGGCAGTGGCCTCGGGTGCGGCCTTGCGGTCGTGGCGTTCCTGCCGTGCCTGGCGTTCGGCGGCCGACTCGCGGTCGATGCGTACGCGTTTGGCGGCGCGCGCGTGGTGGATCAGGTCACCGATGCCGATGGCGTGATCGGCCGGGCTGTCGTAGAACGCCTGCAGCCCGTCGAGCAGATCCGACTCGGTGAGGTTGTGCCGTTCGACTTGCTCGGACCAGGCGGCGATGCGCGCGGCGTCGGCCTGCGTGACGCGGTCGTCGAGAATCGCGGCCATCTTGAGCACCTGGCCGATGGCGCGCACGGTGTCGGGTGATGCGTCGATCGTGATGCCGTCGGTGGCGAGCGTCATGACTTCTGGGCCTCCAGTTGTGCTGCGAGCTGCTCGGCGACTTCGTGTGTGGCAACGGCCTTGAGCGTTGGCCGGCCCACGCCGCGATGGCTACGCGCCGCGGCGGCCTTGGTGACGTACTTCGGGATCTGGCTCGGTGCGAACGAATCCGACTGGCCCCATAGCTGGATGCCGGCGGCGATGGCCTCGGGTGTCTGCCCGGCCTGCAGGCACCGGTCGAGGTGTGCCGAGATCTCGTTGAGCGTTTTCGCGTCGATGGGGGTGTCGAGGCTGTCGCTGTAGCTGCGGGCGATCTGCTTGGCCAGGGTCGAGCTTTCGGCGGGGATCGCGGTGAATCGGGCGCGTGCGATCTCGGCGCCCGTACGTCGTGTGGCGGGCAGCGCGGCGGGTGCGATTTCGTCGCGGGGGGGTTGGGGGGGTTCCCCTGTTCCCCTGTTCCCCTGTTCCCCTGTTCCAGCGCCGGTTCCGCGCGATTCCGCGCCGGTTTCGCGCCGACTATCCGGCGCAGAATCCGCGCAAGGATGAAACCGCAGGTCAGGAACCGCTTCGGGATGGTCTGGTGGCGGGTACTTGCGCCGGTCCTCGCGGCTCTCGGTCTTCTGGTGGTCACGCCAGCTTGGGATGGCGTAATAGTGCCGCCCGCGCACTTCGTAGAAGATGACGCCGTAGTGCTGCGCAACATCGGCGCAAAACTGGCGCAAATCCTGCGCGGTGAATCCGTCCTCATCGCAGAACGCGAAACCGAGCAGCCCGTAGATGTTCGTTTCGCCGATGCCGAAGTCGTCGGCCCAGCACCACAGCGCCTGGTAGAAGATGCGCACCGGGAAGCTGACACGGGCCGTGTCCGGCGACCGGAAGAACTCGGGCTTGATCGTGCGAATACGTGGCATCAGCGAATCCCCTTCACTACTGGGACCGAACCGTCCGCGTTGTTGGTTGGGCAGTCGGGGTGGTGGCCTTGCGTTTTCGGGTGCCAGCCGCAGTCGGGACACCGCTGCATCGCGATGAGTTCGCGCCGACTGAACGGCAGCCAGATCTTCGGGTCGGTCACGTCGCGTCCTCGGGTTCCTCGTAGCCTGGACAGTCGCAGAACATCGGGAGGTAGCCGAAGATGTATTCGGCGGCGCCAACGACGGTGCGGCAGCGGTCCTCGTGATACGGGCAGCCGCACAGCGCGCAATCAGGCAGCATCAGGGGTTCCTTGTGGTGTCGGGATGGACGTCGAGTCCGCTGGTGACGTAGAACAGCGGTCGCATCTGCGCCTCGGCTGCGGCGCGGCGGTTGGCTGCGGCGGTCTGCGCGTGGTGCTCGCGGTCGTAGTGCAGGTGGCAGCCCTGGCACATGGCGCGCAGGTTGTCGTCGGCGCAGTCCTCGGGTGTGTGGTTGAGGTGGGCGACGGTGAGCACGACCTTCGATCCGGTGCGGGGGTTCGGCCAGTCGTGTACGGCGGTGCAGCGGCCTGGCGAAACCTCGGCTATGCCGTCCTCGGTGAGCCACGCTTGCCATGCGATGTCGGTGTCATCGCCGGCGTGGTCACGTCCGCACTCGCCGCGGCACTCGCACATCCGGCCGGCGCGCACGAAGCGGATCCGGTCGCTGATCTCAGACCAGTTCGGCGGGTACCGCTTGCGATTCTCAGGCCGGATCGGCATCGGACGCCTCCGGGGGTCGTTTGTCTTCCGCCAGTTCGATGGGATGGCACGGCCCTTTATGGCCTGGCGGACGCCGACAGCCGCCCGTTTGATCTGACGGCCCGAGGTTTTTACCCCACGGTGCGGGGAGTGTCCCGTTGCAGACGATCACTCACCCACCTCCGGTAGGTGGATCACGCGCGCGGGCAGATGGATGCTTTCGCTGCCGCATTCGACGTCGTATCCGGCTGGCCACCAGGGCTCGCCAGCTTGGGTGTAGCGGTGGTCTTTCACGTACACCCCGCCGTCGTCGGAGCGAACGACCGCGCCCTCTGGTAGCGCGTCGAGTTGCTCCACGGTCTCGATGCGCGGCCGCACCACCGCGACGATCTCGGCGGCCTGATGTCTCCCGTGGGCTCCTTCGCCAGAACCGAACCATCCACAGGTGCAGTACTCGACACGTGGGCCGTGATGCCCCAGATCGGCACCGTTGTACTGGTGCAGGTTCAGCACCTTGGCGATGGGGGTTTCGAGGTCACGCATGTTATCTGAGGTCGTCTGCGGCTGTATCCGCTTGTGTGTTCTTGGGCGTCGCGTCGTAATCGGACGCAATCGCCCTGCCGGCGTACCTGCTTAGGACGGGGCATTCCTGGGGTTGATGTATGGCCAGGCAGTAAGGGCACGAGTGGTCCTCAACGAACGGCCCGTAGCGCTCGTCGGGAATCAAGGCGAATGTCGACGCATCATCCTGCGGCCTGGTGCGTATCCACCCGCCGTAGTCATGGTGCCACCGGGCGTTGAACCTATCGCGCCAAGCTCGATCGCGGTGTTCAGAGCTCAAATGCGGGATGTCGGTCCCTTGCGTTGAGGCCTTCATAGTCATTCCCTCCCTGCGGTTCTCGGTAATAGGAAACATGTGCGCGCTGTAGTAACTGCGGACCACCAGGCCGGATGGCGAACGGTCATCGATTCAACCCCTGATAAGCTACGGGGTTGCACCTCCATCCAGCCGGACACGAAGCGTGTGGCGGGCTCTGCCACGCCCAGCTCGAACACGCTCTCGATCACGCGCGTTTCCCGCGTGAGTGTTCCGAGCGCCTTGTCGATCTCAGCGGCGACATGCTCGGCGTAGTCGCACCAGAACGTAGCGCCGCAGCGGCATTCCTCGACCGGGTAGCCGTATTCGTCGGCCTGCTGATGGGCGCGCAATACGTCGGCGATCAGGTTCTGTGCGTCGCTCATCGTGCGTCCACCAATCCGGCGAAACCCCACAGCACCCGGTGCGCGATGTACCGCCAGCCAGTGATCGGGGTGAAGCGGTATGTGCCGCCGTGGGTTTCGCGGCGATACCAGCCGGGTTTGAGCCACACGGTTGCGCGGCCGTGCGCGTCGGCCTGCACGATGGTCCAGCGCTGCACGCCGGTGATACGCAGCTTGCTCATAATTCCTCGCTTTCGATAAAGGCCTTCGCTGCGAGTAGCGCGGGACACGTAGGTCGTCCACCTCAGTGATTGGCATCGGGGTGCGAATGCTGGTCATGGAGATGCGAGGTACGCCGTCTCGGTATCCGGTTTCGATGCGGAGCTTGCCGGGGTAGCGGGAGTCCGAGCTTGGAACCTGCCAGAACTCGTCGCCGAACTCGGGATCTGTTTGCGTCTCGGCGAGCTTCACCACCGCGTAGCCCTCATCCTTGAGCGCCTCCATGTGCGCGCCGATAGTGTCATCGGCCATGAGTAGGAACACTCGTCGAGAACTCTCGGCCATCTGCTCGAACTCGATGCCACTCTTTGCCGCTGCGGGAACAACCACCCGCCAGATCGCTTCGGCTACCTTGTCGCGTGCGCTCATCGGTTCAACTCCCCATCGTGTGGGCTGGCGTCGATTTGGCGGTCACTGCCGATGCCTAAGCCGCCGATGTCGCTGCGGTCGTTCCGGTGTCCCGACGCGCTGTGGGACGCCGCGCAGACCAAGGCCAGCGCCGAGGACCGCGACCTGTCCGAGGTGCTGCGAGACCTGCTGTCCAAGTGGGTCACTCGGCCACCTCGTAAGCCGAAACCCTGACGAGGATCTGGAGTGCGGCGTATGCCTGTTGCGGGCATACGCCGTTTCCGATGATGCGCAATGCATCGTTGCGCGAGATTCCCGGCACCTCGGTGACCCAGCCCGCGGGCCAGCCCATCATCCACTCGGGGAACGCCGCTGCGAGGCGTGGATTGCCGTTGCGGTTCGGTTCGGTCGGCGATGGTGCCGGTCCGGCAACAGCTTCCCAGCGTGCGATTGCGGCGGCGTACTTGCCCCAACGTGAGGTGCCGTCGAGCAGCGCGTAGTCGCACAGTTGCCGGGTGTGCCCTTCGCGTTGGTCGGGGTGCTGTCCTCCACCGGTCGCGTCGCTGGCCGACGGGGTGGGCAGGTAGTGGTCGACCGCGACCAGTGACGGTGTGTTGCGGCGCCGTTCGGCCTCGCAGTCCTGCCGTTGCCCGTCCGACGACTTCGGCGTCGGCAGCAGATCGCCGTTTCCGTACGCCCGAGCCACACCTGGCAGGAGAAGCTCGCCACCTCGGTCGCCGGAGCGAGTCATGTGACCGCCGGTGCTGTCAGCCACGCTCGGTGTCGGCAGCAGGTCCGCGATGGCTGACATGCACGGCGAGTTGCGGTTCATGTCGGCTGGCCCGGTGCCCTTGAAGTCCCGTGCTACCGGCGTTGGTAGCAGGTCTACAACGGTGGTATCGCAATTGTTCGGGTCGGGGCAGCAGTCGTCATTCCATAGCGCCGGTTCGCCTGCTTCCGCGCGGCGCAGCGCGGCGGCGCAGTGCTGGCACAGGCCAGGTTGCAGGTCTACGGGTGCCAGCTCTCCGGCAGGTCCTCGAATCCCTCGAATTCCCTCGGAATCTGGCCCGACGCAATCTCGATCGCCTGCTCCAGGCTCGGCGACGACCGGCTGTCCTTGCGTAGCGCCGCGCCTTTCGATGTGCGTTCCGCGCTGCCCCTCGGGGTCGGCAACAGGTCTCCCTTCGTGCCGTCCGTCGCGAGCGGGGTCGGCACCAGAACCTGTCCCTGTGGCCGGTCCTGGTCGCTGCGCTCCCCACCCAGCGCGTAGCTGATCTCCGTCGTTGACGAGCCACGGCTTGCCCGCGGGGTGGGCAACGATGAAGACTCGTTCGCGTCGGTGTGGGGCGCCGACAGCGGAAGCGGCAACAGTTGTCCATTGCGCGTCATACCCGATGTCGGCCAGGTCTCCGAGTACGGCTCCGAGTGCTCGGAGAACAGGCTGAGTTCCTGTGTTTCCCAAAGCTGGCGCTGCGGATTCCATTGCGCGGTGGGCTGTTGCGGAGAGCAGTCCGCGGACATTTTCGATCACCACCAGTCGGGGTCGTAGTTGGTTGATGGCTTCGGCGTAGTGGGCCCACAAACCGGATCGGGTTCCTTCGGCGATGCCGGCGCGGCGCCCGGCTGCGGACACGTCCTGGCAGGGAAATCCGCCAGCGAGAATGTCGACCGGCTCTACTTCTGACCAGTCGACCGCGGTGATATCGCCGAGGTTCGGCACACCGGGCCAGCGGTGCGCGAGCACCTTGGACGCGGCCGGGTTCAGCTCGCAATGCCACACCGTGCGGGCGCCGAAGAACTGCTCGACGGCGATGTCGAGGCCGCCAGCGCCGGAGAACAGCGAACCGAGTTTCACGCGCCCTCCCGGTCGGCCCGTTCGCGCAGAGAGTCGGCGAGCGTCTGCAACGTCTCGATGACCCACGACTGCGGTTGGTTCGAGCGGAACCGCACCTTGCCGTCGGGGTAGACGAGAACTGTCAGCACGGTCTCGTCGGCGTTGATCACCTCGACCTGGCGGTCGTCGAGGGAACCGGCGCGCCGCCGAGCACGCGGCCTGCCGACCGCCGCGCCGGTGATTTCGGGTGCCTCGCCGAGTGGTTCGGCGCCGTCCTCGCTCGCGTTGATCGTGCTCATGCGCCGGACACCTGCCATTCGCGCGAGGGCGTGCGGTCGAGCTCGCCCGCCCACGTTCTCGCCGCGTCGAGCGACGCGAACTCCTTGCCCCCCGGGGGCAATTCGAGCAAGTCGAGCCCGTCGTGCCCGGCGCCTTGCAGCAGCCACTCGTCGCCGACACGCTGAACGCTGTAGGTGCCGCGCCTGCCGACTGCGGTTTGCGTGCGCTGCACGTGCCGGTGATAGCTCCAGATCAGCATGAGAACAGTCCTCCGGTAGAGGGTTTCGGTGTGGAGAGATCGCGCACCATTGAGCTGGTGTGCGGGGCAACAGCAATCACGGTGCGCGGGTTGTCGCGGTCGAGCTCGATGACACCGGTCGTCGCGGTCGCCTGGCAGTCGTCGACCCACAGCACGCCGTTACCGGCGTCGCATACGTGTTTCAGCAGGTTGTCGGCGTCAACCCGTTGCGCCGAGCTGCGATAGAACACCGCCGCCAGGGCAACGTTTCCGGTGAACCGGCGCCGGACCGTGGCGCGCAGATAGACCGCTGTGCGCTGCTCGGCGGTCTTGTCCTCGTCCTTGTGGTACGCCCCGCCCTTGCCGAACCGAGGGCGCGATTTCGAGTACGGGTTGCCCGGGATCGTCAGCACGCGCACCGCGTCGTCGTCGATCCGCAGCGCCCGCAGCAGCTCGAGCACCCGCTCGGCGTCGGCGTCGGCGGTCTCGGGAACCTGCCCCAGCCGCGCCGCCGTCACTCGGTCACCGCCGAGTCGAGGGCAGCCAGCGCGCCTGCGAGGTCGTCGGCCTCGAAGTAGACCGGGCGGGCCATGCTGCCCTGCGCCTCGCCAACGATGCCGAGCGCCTCCATCTCGTCGAGCAGCCGTTGCGCACGGGCGAACCCGACGTCGAGCTTGTATTGCAGCATGGACGCCGAGCCCATCTGCGACTCGACGACGAGCTCGATCGCCTTGCGCAGCTGCGCATCCCAGTCGAGCTCCATTTGACCGGCGACCTCGCCGACTGCCTTGCCGATCTCGCCCTGCGGATCGTTGACCGTCACGCGGATACCGGCGTCGCGCATTTCGCGCAGCGTCGATTCGAGGTCGTGCTCGTGGGTCAGTACCGGCTCGACACCGGGCCGGTTGGTCGGCTCACCCGGCAGCGGCTTGCTCGGCATCGCCGCCCCGATCCACGTGTCACCGATCTGCACGATGTGCATTCCGCGCGACTCGGTGCGGAACATGCGGATCTGCATGTTGCGGCGTTTCGCCACGGTCACCAGCGGCCCGAGCACACCCGGCGACCACGGCGTGAGCGCGACCGGTTCGTCGTCGCTCGGCGGGATCTGCCCGCGCATCATGTGCAGCACGCCCCGGATCGGGAACTTAGCCTCGGGGTGCGCGTGAAACTGAAACTCGGTGTCCGAGTCGAACAGCGCCGGGGTTTCGCGCAGCGTGATCGTCCAGCCGGGGTGATCGTCGTCGCGGTTGTCCTCGGTGCGCTCGGCGGTCGTCATGTGAATGTCGACGGTGTGCTCCTTGCCTCGCGCCTTGGCGAGCGACTTGCAGATCGCGAGCACGTTGGACACCGACTCGATCGGCCACACCGACGGCGTGAGTCGCCCGTCAGCGGGGATCCATGTATGCCCCACAACGTATTTCGTGGTCGAGGTCGCCACGATCACGTCGACGTCGCCGGGTTCCTCACCCCACGGGGTGCGACTCGTGGTGACGTGCACACCGCCGACCGAGTTGCACGCCGTCGCCAGCGAGTCGGTCAGAATCTCGATCAGCTTGGTTGTCGCGACGGTGATGCTCACAGGTAATCCCCCTTGGCGGTGCGGGTTTCGGCAGGCGGTCGGTGGTCGCAGTCGGGGCAGCACTTGCGCTGCCCGGTCCATAGCTGCGCGCACTTGTTGAATGGGTAACCGCACTCGCGGCAGTCGAGCAGCGGCGCGGCCTCGTCGTCGTCGACCACCCGGGCGTCGACCTCGACGCCCGGATACCAGGGCGAGTTCGCGAGCAGCGCGTGAATCTGCGCCCGCTGCACCTTGGCCTGCACGAACGGGAACTTGAACGACTCGGGTTTCGTCTCGGCCAGCTCGGCGAGCAGCTCGTCGGCGCGCTGGTAGTGGTAGCTCGGCGGGCGCGTCATGCGTCACCGCCGAGCGCCGCGACGAGATCCGCGCGGATGTTCACGAACTGCTCGGCCTCGGCGCGCACGACGTCGGCGAGAGACGTATTCGGCGGCGCGGACTGTAGGCGCTCGCGCAGCTTGTCGCGGCCCTCGGTCGCCATCATGACGCCGTAGCCGATCGCGTTCGTCACCAGCTCGACGACCGCCGCGCGTCCCGGGGCGCTCATGCGTCCGGCCCGTCAAAAATCGCGAGCACGCGCTGCGCCTCGTCGAACGTGAGGTCGGCGGCGCGGTTCGCCTGCACGCCCGCCGACTCGGCGAGGAACGCGAACCACTCGGCGTCGGTGTACTTTTCGGCCTTCTGGATCTCGGCGATGCGTTTCAGCTGTTCCTTGCTCGCCATCTGCGGCGCGGCGGTGTCCGGCTCGGGCGGCGCGTCAGCCGGTGCCTCGGCGGGCGCCTCGGCCTCGTCGCCGTCGTCGTCGACAACCTCGCCGTCGACGAACTCGATCTTCGCCGATTCCAGCGGCCCTACGTCGGTGCGCACCGAGCTATCCATCGAGGCAGCAGCGGTGAACTCGGCGCTCAACGGCAGCCACTTAGCCAGCCGCCGAACCGCCGTCTTCTTCGCCATCTCAGCCCAATCCGACACCCACGGCCCGTTATTGGCAGCCATCGAGCGCGACCGGATCGCCTCGATCTCGGCGACGGTCATCACGACGAACGGCTTCGCGCCGGTGGTGAGTTCGGCGGCGGCGTAGGCACCGACCGGGTTGCCGCGATCCTGCCCCAGCGGCGGCGGCGTGTGTTCGTTGATCGTGCGGTTCAACCCGAGCGTGTACTCGAACTTGTCGTTCTCGTAGATGACCTCGGCGTAAATGTCTTTGACCTGCCCCGAGTTCCGCGCGAGCTTGATCAGACCGCGATAACCCGGAATGAACTGGCAAACCTGCTTATACGGCACAAAGTAGGCTTCGCCGGTCGGCCCGGGCTCGAGCCCCAACTGGCTCGCCGTGAGCAGCGCGCCGAGGAACGATTCGGGCGAGCAATTCGCCAGCGCCGGGTTCTGCTTTACGACCGTGACGGCGATGCGCGCCATACGCTCGGGCGTGATGTGCCTGGGCAGCGCCTTCGCCAGCTCGGGGCGCATCTCGTTAATGAGCTTGGCGAGAGTGCGCTGCTTGGGTGACTGCCTCACAACGGCGTTGGTCACTGAAACATCCCTTCCAGTTCGGCAATGAGTTCGTCGGCGGCGTCCTGGTCGGCCTCGGCAGCCGCAGCAGCGGCCTCGCGAGCGCCCCACGCGGGCAGGCTGAGGGTCACAACGTCGTCGCTGTAGCCAGGCCAGCGCCCGGTTTCCATGCACTCGGCATAGAGCCGGATCGCCTGGCGGTTGCGGCGCCGCCCCTCTGCGATCGCGTCGTCGTCGTACTCGATCGGCGTCACCACATAGGGCGGTTCTTTTTCCTGCACGATGAACCGGAATCGCGGGTTCTCGGCGAACCCGAGGGCGACCAGGAGGTCGATGTACCACGCGGCCTGCATGAAATAGCCGAGCTTGTAGAACTTGACCTTGAGCTCGGCGGGGTTCGCCGTCGTCGAGGTCTTGTAGTCGTCGATATCGTTTGTGAGCCAGTCGATCCGCCCGCGCAGCCGCACACCGGTCTCGGGGTCGGTGTAGTACAGCGCGACCTCGGCCTGCCCCTCGGCGTCGGCGAAGATCGGGCCTGCCGTCGGGTGCTGGCGAACCCGCTCGGCCATGTCATAGGCTCGGGTGAAATCGGCGATGTGAATCGGCACCTTGCCCTGCTTGCGGGCCTCGGCCTCGGCGTTGCGCCACATCGCCGTCGCGGTCGGTTTCTCTGAGGGCTCGCCGTTGGCCTTGAGCCCGTGCACCGAGGGGTCGAGCACCTCGAACTCGGCGCCCTTGCCCAGCACGAGCTTGTGCGCGACATGCCCGAAGTCCCAGGCCTTCTTGGGCTTTCGACCGTTGTCCTGCTCCCAGCGGAACTTGGCGGGGCACGAGGGCGGCAGCAGCAGCTTCGCGCCGGACACCGACAGCGAGCCCCGGTCAGCGTGGTAGTCGTCCTCGTCGACGAACCGGTGCATTCCATCCTGCGCGGGAACCGTCGTCGTCATCGGCGACCGCCGATCTCGTCGCGGGCGTCGTCGCGGTCGCCGATCACCCCAGCCGGTCGACCGGCGCCGAGCGCGGCGGCGCGCTCGGTCTCGCTCATGGTGTGCGTGGCGCGGCGCCACTCGTCGGTCTCCCACTCGTAAGCCACGTCTGTCTCTCTTTCGATCCACCATTCATCTGTCGACCAGTCGTCGGGGTCGGGCTGCTGACGGAAGCCCCATGCCAACGTCGCTGCAGCCGAGGCGATCCCGGCCACCACGAACAGTTCGCGCCACAGCAGCACGAACGCGACCCACGCGATGACGCCGAACACCCACGCGGCCACAAGCAGCGCGCGGGTCACGACGCCACCGCCTGGCGCGCTGAGAGATCGAGCGCCACGCATTGCCGCGAGCAGAACCGCTGCTCGGGGCGCCCCGGCATGAACTGCTCACCGCAGTACCCGCAGGCGCGGAATGCCCTGCCACGCTTCAATGCCAGGCGTTGATTCGGGGTCAAACCGCCCCAGATGCCGAACCCTTCATCGTTGGCGAGCGCGACCTCTAGGCACTTGGCCCGCACATCGCACCGCGCGCAGATGGTGCGCGCCGGTTCAATCGATTCGCCTTTCTCGGGATAGAACACCTCGGGGTCGGTCTGCGTGCAGGCCGCGCCGAGGGTCCAGTCATCCGGCTCGTACGATTCCCACGATTCGACGAGGCCGAGGCCGTACGCGCTCACGACGCCATTCCCATCACGAGATGCCTTGGCGCGGTGATTGCCTCGACGCGGCGGCGCAGCGTGTCGATGCCCTCGTCGGGGTTGAAGAACGCGGCGAGCGCCATCGTGACCTGCGCGGCCTTGGCCGGGTGCCACTGCGCGAGGTTGACCAGCTCGGCGTACAGCCGCCGCGGGTCGTCCTCGCGGATCTTCTCGGCAATACCGAGGGCGATGTTCGCGACGCGGTCGAGGTTCGCCTCGGGTGTCATGTCGACCTGGCGGGTGCTCACCGGGCCTCACCACCGTTCGGCACCGCCGCGCGGGTCCAGTCCTCGCGGAACAACCGCCACCGGATCGCGTAGACGCTCGGCCGCCCCTCAGCGACGCGGTGGCGGCCCTTGTAGCGGCGCATCATCCGACCACCGCCGCCTGGCAACACGAGAACGCTGTCATCGACAGCGAGGTATTCCCTGCCGCCGTACAAGACGATTGGAAACCCGCCGATCGAGAGACCCGTAGGCATCACAGGTCGCACTGTCGGCGCGGGCAGCTCGTCGCACAACGCTTCCATCAGCTCGCACGCCTCATCGACCAGGCGCGGCTCCTCGGTCAGCAGCAGCGAAATAGCCAGCGTCACACGCGTATCCATCGTCGTCACACCGCCACCCCCGATCCCGAATTCCACGGGCAAAAGGCCGCGATCGACGCGCCCACCATGTACGCCGAATCATCAATCGGAAGACCAGACTCCCGGGTGATCAACGCCGCCACCCGCGACCAATGCGCACCAGAATCCAGCAGCGAGCACACATATTGCCCCGCCTGGATCGCGTAATCATCAGTCGGATAACTGATCCCCCGCTCATCGAGCGTCATCAAATACGCGGTGTCGGTGACCGGATCAGCCCCCGCGCGGGCCGCGTACCCGATCCCGGTACCGGCGAGCACCGCACCAGCCGCCACCGCGGCCAGGAACCGGCGCGCCGTGCGCTTGTGGAACGTGGTGCGCTTCACGATGCCACCGCCTCGGCGGTCAGCGTGCGCGACAGCAGGGCGGCATGGAACTGCAACAGGTCTCGCGTAGTGGACTCATCAAGCCCGGTCGCCGCCGCGTGACCGCCCTGGCCGTCGAACAGGGTGACCGTCCACGGGCCAAGGCTGAGCTTGTTCGCCAACCCGGCGAGAACCTCACCGCCAGGTGTCGTGACGACGGCATCCAAACCGCCACCATCTTTCTCGTGGACCTCGTATGGGTATGCTGACATTGCAACCTTCCTTATGGTTTTTGAATGGGGCCTCGCGCTGCGTCACCAGCGCGGGGCCTACTTCTTGCGGGAGATGTGGTAGTCGGCGAGCAGGTCGCTGGCGAGGTGTTCGTCGGTCGCAGTGCCGCTGTATCCGCTGCGGTGGGACGCCCGACGACTTTCTGTGATGCGCGCGGCCAGCTCCTCGTGACCTATCGAAAACTCCGGCTCAGCCTCGGCGGCCTCGAACTGGGCGGCGCGGTCCCGCAGATCAGCGATCAGCTGGCGGGGATACGGCACGGTGGCCAGGCTCTCGATCCATGCCGCAGCTTCGAGTAGCAGCTCAGAATCGTTGACCTGGTTGAGGGTGGAGGCGTGGGGGCCAGCCGGGGAAGGCGCCGCGTCTGCGATCATCTCGAAAGAGGCGTCGATCGCATCCCTGACCCACTTCGGGTAACCCGGCGGCACGGGGCTCTGCGGCTCGCTCGACCGCACCAGGTCCAGGTCTTCGACGTCGAGAAAGTCGCCGGTCTCCCGCTCCGCGAATCCCTTGCGCCGCTCGGTCCATGCCTGTTCGACGGCGTCGCAGAAGTCGGCGCCGCCGCGCAGAAGGCCAGCGATCGCGGCGATCATCGCCGACCCCCGAGCGCGAGATTCAACAACCGCTGCGTCGCGCCCGCATGAGAGAGCTGCACGAGCAGCGAGACCGATTGCAAGGCAACAAGTGCGATGAGAAGACCAGTCACGACAGCACCGCCGTGCCACCGTCAGGCAGGGCCACCTCAGACGGGCACCCGCACGCCGCCGCGATCCCGTTGGCCAGGCCGCCGCGCAGCTCGTCGAGTTCGTCCTCGAGTTCCTGCACCCGGGTCAGCGCCTCGTCACGCTCCGTGCGCGCCTGCCGCATCTCGCCGCAGTAGTGCGCGACCTCGGAGCCGAGAGCAAGGTTGTAGGCGAGCGCGCTGCGCAGCAGGCCGGCGAGGTTCTCGATCTGCGCGAGGTGATCGGCGTTGTCGGCGTGGCGCAGGTAGCGATCGAGCAGCGCGGCTGTGCGATCGCCGAGTCGCTTGGAGTGCTCCACGATCTCGGCGTCGCGGTCGATGATCTCGGCGGCGGTCATCGGCATCATGCGGTGGCCTTTTCCTCATCGAGCAGATCCGGCACGGTGATGCCGAGGAACTCGGCGGCGGCGGCCAGCTCGTGGATGCGCCAAGGCACCTTGCCGGACATGCGTCGGTGGACGGATGGCTGGGAGAGTTTGAGGTGGCGCGCGAGTGCGGTTTGGGTCTTGTTTGTGCGGGCGAGGCCGATGCGGATGGCAGTTGCGACACTGTCGCCGCTCGGTTCTCTCTGCGACATCAAATTTCTCACAGAGAAATTCATAGGGCGCAGAGCGCATCTGGTCAAGCATCTTGAGCGCCGCGTGTTTCTGTGAGGGAAATTTCAGCGCTATATCTTGCGCATATTCAGTGAGCGGGTAACGTATTCACCCATGAGCACTACGGTTATCGAACTCAACCCCTCCGGGGCTGACTTCCACCAGGAAGTAGCGAGCCGACTGCGCATCGGCCTCAGTGCCACTGGGGCCAAGAGCAAGGACGTAGCAAAGGCTGTCGGCATGGCGCCGAGCGCTTTCTCGAAGCGAGTCCGCGGTGCCCAAGTCCTCGATGTAGCCGAGGTTGACCAGATCGCGGCCGCGACCGGCCTCAGCCGCGACTGGCTGTTCACCGGCCAGGGGCCGATGTTCAACCCCGACGGATGGTGCCCCCAGCTGGGCTCGAACCAGCGACCTGCGGATTACCAGACCGTAGTACGTCCCTTTCCCGTCCGTAGGATCGCCGACACCCACGACTCGGCAGCCTGACCGAGATGGCCACGATGCGAGCACGGTGGGGCTACAGATCCGCATCGAATCTCGAAATTGACGGTTTCGAAACAGCAAAATCTCGCGATGTGAACAACTCCTCAGTGGCGACGCTCGGTCTGGACGATTGGGAAATCTGGCAAACAGCTCAGCGACTATCGCGCCGAACCATCGACGAGCGCCTGCGCGTCATCCACCTGCTGCACGCTGAGACGGGCGTCCAGCCCATGAAGATCCGCGCCACCGACCTTGTGCGATGGATCGCCGACCACGAAGACTGGTCGGACTCCACAGCGTGCACCTACACCAGCTACCTGTCTGCCTGGTTCAAGTGGCTGCAGCTCACCGACCGGCGCGAGGACAACCCGATGGTGAAAGTCGGGGCTCCCCGGTTGCCCGATCGCCAGCCGCGACCGGTCAGCGACGCCGATGTGGTGGCTTTGCTGCAGACCCGTATGTGGACGTCGACGCGGCGCATGATTCTGCTCGCGTTGCTCGCCGGTCTGCGCGTCCATGAGATCGCCAAGATTCGCGGCGAGGACATCGACATGTCGGCCCGCGTGCTGTGGGTCAAGGGCAAGGGCAAACGGCTGCGCTCGGTGCCGCTGCACCCGCTGCTGATCGAGATGGCCTCGGAGATGCCCCAGGCAGGGTGGTGGTTCCCGATGCGGGGCCACGAGGGCGAGCACATCCTGTCGAAATCGGTGTCCGACATCATCGGCCGCACGATGAAGCGAGCCGGGGTGCGCGGCACGCCGCACTGCCTGCGCCACTGGTACGCGACCACACTGCTCGACAACGGCACGGACATTCGCGTCGTTCAAGAGCTGCTGCGTCATAAGTCGATCGCGACGACGCAGATTTACACCAAGGTGCCCGAGGGTCGGCTGCACGATGCGATCACCTCGCTCGACCCGTGGCGGGCGTTGCGGCCGCTCCGCGAGCAAGGCCGACCGCCGTTGTCCGCAGTCAGCTAGCACCGCGCCACAGGTGCGTTAATATGCGGCGGCATGGCACTCGCACCGCTACCGCCGCCAGGCTGGTACCCCGATCCGGCCGGCCACGGCGGGCAACGTTATTGGGATGGTCAGCGTTGGACCGGGCACCAGGCTGCGCCGCCGCTCGCGGCCCCGGGCGGCGAGCGGCGGTTCACCGTGAATTACGGGTTCGCGCTGCTGGCGTTCTTCTCGCTCGTCGGGACGCTGCTGTTCGGGCTGCCGTTGTTGGCGACGGCCGGTGATCCCGAGGGCGACGCGTCGACGTTCGGTGTGCTGTGGCTGATGTGGGGCGGCATGTGGACGTTGATTTGGGCGGCGTTCGCCGTGCAGCACACATTGCGCAAACGACGCTGACCAGTCGGTTACACTCCCCCGACATGAGTGAGCCGAGTCGCAAATGGCGACGTCTCGCTGTCATTGCCGCCCCGCTGGTGCTCGCCGGAGGATGTGTGGCGGCGTTGATCCCGCGCGCACCCGTCGAGCAGATCATCACCGAGGACGGAACCTACGAGGTCGGGTGCCTGACCTGCGACATGGGAGCTGGCGTCTGGCAGACAACGGAGGGTTTGTGGATACGAAAATCCAGTCCGCAGGTCAGCCTCGCCAACGAACTTGCCCGCGGCCGCGTGAAGCCGGGCGAAACGGCGACCGTTCACGTTGAGGCTGGGGAGTTCTTCACAACCATGTGGTGTAGCCCGTGGAAGCGGGTCGCTCGCGGCTAAACGCACGAAACCGCCCCCCGCTGGAGAGTATGCGGGGGGCGGCGCGCGTTGAGCGTATCGCGGTCACATCAGGGCAGTGCGCACTAGAAGGGGAGGGTGGTTACTCGGATGAACTACACCGCGACCGTCACCCGTGAGGGTGACATGTGGCTAGCCGAGGTGCCCGGGCTGCCCGGTGCTCACGCATACGCACGCACACTCTCACGCCTGCGCGAGGAACTCACCGACGCGGTCATCTTGTCGGCCGACCTCGACGACGACGCCGACGTCGGCATCGAGTTCCAGCTCGATCCGAAGTCGACGAACCAGCTCATCATCGACGCGTTTGAGGTGGCACGGCAGCGGGTTGCCCTGCGCGACAAAGAGTGCCAGGTGGTGCGGCAAACCGCCGCGGTGGCTAAGAAGCTCATCGCCGACGGCTGGTCGGTACGTGACGCTGCCGGTGCGCTCGACGTGACGCCCGGTCGCATCTCGCAGCTCGTCAAGCAGTAACGAACGACAAAAGCCGCCCCCAGCTGGATTCCAGCTGGGGGCGGCTTTTGTCAGTTGCCAGTCACCCGCGAGGTTACCGGCAGCAGGTGCAGTTCCGTTCGTCCCCGGCGATGCGTTCCTTGCGCTCGGTGCGGAGTTCCTCGCGGATGCCGCCGATATCGCGCTCGATCCGCTTGAACCCGTTCGCGACCAGGTCGCGCAGCGCGTCGAGGTCCGCGCGCATGTTGGTGTCGTGTGTGTTCACGACGTGCTCGTGGATCTCTTCGGTTTTGGCGTCGAGCCGTCGCGCCCGTTCGCGCCCCTTGCGTTGCCCGCGAACGGTGACCCACAACGCGGCGATCGCGGGCAACGACCCGGGCAGGCCGATGATGAACAGGCCGAGAAGGTCGATGGTGTCGTCGGGGTTGTAGACCTCGGCGGCCGCCCGTAGCGCATCGATCATCCGAGCAGCCGCACACGCTCGACGGCCTGCTGCGCCAGCGGGCCAAGGTTGGACTGCGCCGAGTCGACCACTGCGCCGAGCGCATCGGACGCAACCTGCTTGACGCGCTCCACCTCGGCGCTGGCATCGGTAGCGGCCTGCACCGTCTGCTCGATGGCCGTGATCGCGGCGTCGGCGGGCGCAGCCTTATCGAACAGGCCGCCCTTGACCTGCTTCGTGATGCGTACCGCCGCGGTGGTCGAGGCGCCGCTGCCGCCGAGCAGAACGCCTATGCCGCCGATGATCTGGTTGATGCTGTCGGCGGTGCCGGCGTCGATGCCGCCCCAGATCAGGGCAATGCCGACGATGCCGCTGATTATGCTGCCGCCGACGTAGATGGTCTGCGCGATCTTCGAGTTCATGCAACGCTGCCTTTCTGGTTGTCGAGGAACTGTTTGAGCGCCGCCGGGTTGACGGCCTCGATCTGTTTGAGTGCGTCTTTGGCCTGGTTGACCGGGCCTTGGGCGTTGCCGTACTTGCCCTTTCCGGCGGCGGTGCGCACGATGCGGGCGATTGCGTCGGTGTCGCCGAGTAGTGCCTGTCGTTCGACGTAGCTCTCGTGGTCGCCGTGCGCGTCGAGCGCGCGGATCATGTCGATGATCGGCACGTCCGGCTCGCCCGGTGTGGCGTAGATCGACATCGACGGGACGCGGAGGTTGGACATCAGTAACTCCTCGATGGGATCGGTTGGGGTGGTTGAGGTCGTGAGTGTGAGCAGTTGGTCACCCAACGCGAGGCAGCGGTTCCAGCGCTCCTGGCGGTCGGGCCAGCCGACGGGGTTTCGGCCCTCGATCCAGCCGTTGACGCAGCGCGAGACGGCGAGGATGTCGCCTGTGTCGGCGTAGGCGTTGATCTGGCCGGGTTTCGGCCCGCCGAAAAGCCAGTACCACGACGCGGCGAGGAAACCCCATCTCGGCTGCTCGACGAGTTCTGGTTGGTTGACGAACAGCTCTGGGTCGGTGATGTATCCGCGTGCGGCGCACCACTGCCCGAACTTGCGGTAGTTCGACGACCAGGTCAGCTGGATCGGGCCGCGGCCGCGGTAGCGCTTGCGGTCCTCGGTCCAGCCGGGGCCGTCGGTCTGGATCTCGGCCATGTAGCGCAGGCCGGCGCTTTCGTGGCCGATCTGGCTGCACCAGGCGGCGGCGCGGCGCACCGTGGTGATGTCGGCGGCGCGCATTGCCTCGGCGAAGTGCGGCAGGTACGCGGCCAGCGTGTCGCGCGACACCGTGGTAGGGCTCATCGCCTGGGCGAGGATCGCGACGAGGTCGACGGCGGCGGGCGGGGCGGGTGCCGGGGGCGCCGGGGCGGCGGGCGCGGCAGCGGCGTAGCAGTAGCCTTTGGGCGGGATCAGCGTGGCGCACTGGTCGAAGCTCACCCAGTAGCCGAACGGCCGGAATCCGCTGTCGGCGACCCACACCGCCCGGGCGGCCGGGTTGTCGTCGTAGCCCATCGCCGCCACGTAGTGGTACGTGGTGCCGCCCGAGTAGGACGGCGACACACTGCCTTTGACGCCGAGCGGCTTGTTGCTCGGCGGTGCAACCCAGTTCATCACGACGCCGTACCCGGCGTTGATCGACGCGACGAGGTTGCGCCACAGGGTCTCTTTCTGCGCCGCGGTCGGTGGGTCGTTCTCGATGTAGACCGAGGTGTAGCGGGCGTCGGGCACGATCTGGTCGAGCACGCGCTCGATCAGGCCGACGTAGTCGGTGCCGCGGGTGGTGGTGCCGATCTGGCGGGCGAGGTCGGATTCGGCCTTGATGATGCCGCGCGAGTTCAGCACGACCTGGGTCGCGGCCGGTCCGCACCAGTAGCCGGTCTCTTGGGGGACGACCGCGCGGTCGTAGGGCAGAACGATCTCGGTCATCGGCCACCGCCGAGAATCCCGCCGAGGACGGGAATGGCCCTGAGCGCGTCGTTGACAAGGCCGATGACCTGCTCGGGCAGGTTGGCCAGGTCTGGCAGTTTCGCGATGATCTGGTCGTCGAGGTCGGACAGGTCGGGCAGCTTCGCCTCGATGCGGTCGGCGATCCGGTCTGCGATGCGGTCGGCGAGCGGTCCGAGCAGTTTGAGCAGGATCACGCCGAGTTTGTCGAGCATGACATGGCCTTTCGATGGGGAAACCCCGCGCACCATGTGGGTGGCGGGGTTTCGGGCGGTTGTGGGATCAGTCGACTAGCGATGCATCGCAGTCGTCGCATTTGCGGAGAGTCCCGAAATCGGAGACGCCGCAGAGAGACAGGCGTTTGAGCGGGAGTCGGTAACCGCTGGGTTTCAAGCAGTGCGGGCACCACAGGCCGGTCTCGAGGTGGTCGTAGTCGGGCACGATGTGGATGGTGATGCGGATAGCCATCAGAACCCCGCAGTCGTGTCTTGGTCGATGATGTGCTCGACGATGGGTAGCAGTCCGTGGGCGGTGGCTGCGATCGCGGCCGCGGCCAGCACCACGCCGCCGAGCAGGCCGACACCGAGCCCGACCCACGGGAACGGCTTCTCGACACCGAGCCAGTAACGCGACGGGTCGTCACTCATCACGGACCCTCGGGCAGATCGATGTAGGCCGACGAGATCGCCACGGTCGAGCCAGCGGTGATCGCCACGGTGTTCAGGATCAGATCAGCGTCGGACGTGCCCACGGTGCCCTGGCAACGCACGGTCCCGCTCGAGGTCTCGATGCGGAAAAACGCTGCCGTGCCGCTGTTGTCGGCCGATGCGTCGGAGGTGATCGGGCCAAAGGTGGCGCGCGCTGCCGAGCCGGTGTCGGAGAACCCAGAGAACGGCGTGGCCGAACACGGCAGTACTGCAAGGACAGTGCCGCTGTTGGCGGCGTCGGCGTTGGCCGGAACGGTTCCGCTGTAAATCTTGATCACCGGTGAGGCACCGAGAGATTCGGCGAGACCCGTGCCGTTGAGCATTCCCTGCGCGCAGGCGTTGGTGAGATAGAAACCGCGAGCCATGTCAGTTCTCCTGTCCGGGAACGCGGATACGTGCGGTTACGGGGCCGCCGATCGTCTGAGGCTCGAATCGGTGCAGCAGCCACGCCTCGACGCGCCACTGGTCGTCTTCCATCCCGGCGGAGCGGAATACGTCGACCGCGGCGACGCACTGTTCGATGGGCATGTCGGCCAGGTTGGCGAACTGGTCGGGATGCTCGGTGACGTAGGCATCGGCCAGGGCGCGGGCCAGGTCGATGTCGCGACCTTGGCCGGTGTCCTTGTTCATGGCATCGCGGATCGCTTCGAGTTGCGCGTTCACGTTGTCTCCTATGCGTTTTGATCTCGTGTGCGGATGTTGACTTGGCCTCGTGCTCCTGCGCCGCCGTTCTGACCGACGAAGAACACCGAACCGCCGCCTTGGCCGCCTGCGCCGGGAGCGGTGCCCGGGTTGCCGGCGGCCGTCGACGCCGCACCGGTGCCGCCGATACCGCCGGTGACGGTGAGCGTGCCTTGAGTGCGGTTGCCTGGGCTCCCGCCGTCGCGACTCGATGCGCGGGTGGTGGCGCCGAGCGCAGTCAGCCCGATAGTGGTGCAGGTGGTGTTGCCGCCGTTGCCGTCGTTGGCGGCACCGCCCGCGCCGACCTGGCCGGTGAGGCTGCCGCCGACGGGAATATCGACGCCGACAGTGAGGGTGACAGACTGGATCGCGCCTGCCGCGCCGCCGACCCCGTTGCTTGTGGTGCCGCCGCGTTGGCCGCCGCGCCCCCCGCCGTACATGATGAGGTCGATCTTGTCGCCCTCGACGCACCAGCTCGGCATGGTCCACGTCCAGGCGCCGGGGGTGGTGGCCGACCAGTCTTCGTGTGGGTTGACCTTGGCGCCGTATAGGGCGGCGAGTGCCCTGCGGATCTGGGCGGCCAACGTGCCCGATTGAGATTGGCTGCCGCTGCCGGTGAACAATGCCCGGCTGAGGGTGGTTGCGAGCGCGCCGGCGACGGTTTGGCTACCGGCTGCGCTGGCGAGAAGCTGAGCGACGTCTGCGGTGATCGTGCCGGGGATGCCTTGGGTGCCAGCCAGTGTGGTGATGGCGTGGGTGAGGCTGGCCGCCATCGCCCCTGTTTGGATCTGGTCTGCTGTCAGTTCTGCGGTGATGGGTTGCAGGGTCGCGCCGAGTTGCCCGGCCTGGCCGTGCTCACCGGTGAGCGCCGCGGCGGTCGGCTGGACGGTGGCGGCGACGTCGGCGGTGGTGATGTCGGTACCGACGAACGCCGGATGCTGCACGGCCGCGGCGACGGTGGCGCGTTGTTCGCTGTTGCCCGCCGCCGAGAAGAGCGCTCGCTGGAGGTGGGCGGCGGCGCTGCCCTCGTGTCGCTGCTGTCCGGTGAGCGCGGCGACCGCGGCGGCGAGGGTGGCCGAGATCCGCGCGGTGCGGTCGACGCGGACGCCCCAGCCGCGGATGGGCGATTCGGCGGGATTGGGTGCGACGGTGGACCATCCCCGTTTGACAGGTGGTGCTGGCGGTGGTGTGGTCGACCAGCGCATCACATCTCCGTTCGAGATTTCCTGGCGCCTTTTAGAAGAACGCGAAGAAGTTGCCCGCGTTCGCCGGGATGGGAGGCGTAGGCGCGATGTTGAAGCTGGAGACCGTGAACGCGGCTGGTGCGAATACGCCACCGAGTTGCACAGTCGCTTGCGCGGAGGTGAATGTGTGCGCCCCCGATGCCATGACGCTCCATTCCAGGGGTGCGGTGTCGGGTGACGTCTCCCAGTAGATGGTGCCGCCGGATTCCCTGATCCGCAGCCAGCTGTGGATTGCCGGATCGTAGGTAACCCCGGTAGCCACCGGCTCGATCGGGGTGCCCTCTGCCCCAAATCCTGCGCCGTCCAAACAGATCAGGTTATACTCGCCTTCGGTTTCGCTCTCCGTGCAGAGAAACATGGCACTATCTTCGTTGGGTCCGCCGGAATTGATATTCAGCGAAAAGCCGAATCCTTTACCGGGATAGAGGAACCCAAACGAGATGAATTGCGCGAAAGCGTAAGACTCCAGCAGATCATAGGCGCCTACCGAAAAGACGCCCTCGATCCCGGCGTTTGTGTTGATCGCTGCCCGGCCGTCCCCGATATCAATATCGCCGCCAACCGAATCGTCGATTGTCCACTTGCCGGGATCGTAAACGGTGAAATCGTCAGTGAGCGTATCCAGCTTGGCCACTACGATTCCTTACCCAACGCGATCAGATCCCACTTAGACACTGCCGCATTCCATTTCAGTCCAGCGTAGACCGTCTTGTTGGCGTTGACAGCCATCAACCCGACCGGTAGGCCGATACCGCGGACGTTGGACGCCCACGCCCACGTTCGATTGGTGCCGTCGGCGGTGATTCGCACCAGCAAGCTTTGCCCGTCGAGTAGCGTGCCGTTCACGGTCCAGCCGAGCACGTCAGCTTGCAGCGCAATATTCACCTGGTCATACAGGCTCGCGTCGAACGTGACACTGATACCGGTCGCGGTCAGGTCCAACACTTTTGGCGCATACGAGGGCACTTGCGCCTTCTTCAGCCGCCCGCCAGCATCCAACGTCGGGACGTTCCCAGCCGAATCCGTCACCAACAGCGACGTCGCAACCTTGCCAGCACCATCGAGGCCAGCCACCCCGTTGGCGACATTGGTCTGCAGGTAGCTGGTCGCCAGCTTCGCCGACGAGTTCAGCGGCGCCACACCATTCGCCGCGCCCTTCTGCGACAGCGGAATTGCGCTCGACGAACCGCCGCCGAACCATTGATTCCACCAGTCGCGGATTGCCTGCACGATGGTGTTAACGGGCGTCACCACCAGGCCGTTAAACACATCACCGATCTGATTGAGCGTGGTCTGCATGTCGCCGAGCGTCGCGGTCAACCCGTTGACCATGTCCTGGGTGATATCGCCAATCACCGCAGCAGGATTCGTCAACAGGTTATTCGCGAGCGCGCCGAGATTCTGCAACGCCTGCGCAGCATCTTGGAACCCCTGATCGGCCCGATCGCGAATCCACTCGATCTCATCCGACAGGTCGAAAATGTCGTCCAGCAGTTCGCCCGACGGCGTGATTCCCAGCGCGGACAGCGCCGACTCGACGAACGCGCGCACGTAGTTGCCAACCGTGGTGAGCGCGGCCGGCAGACCGCCTGACAGCGACGGGTCGAGCGGCTTGACGAGCTTCGGATTCATGAAGTGCACCGCGCCCGCCGTGGCGGCCGAATCGACCTGCAAGACCGGGCGTATCGTCTTGACGCCCGATGGCGCGGTCCAGTCCTCGGCAGACAGCGTCACCGGCGCCGTGATCGTGCCCGACGGATCAGTGACCGCGCCGACCACCTCGGTGGCGGGACTCGCGGGGACGCTGCCCAGCTCATCTGTGAACAGTTCGAACATGTACCGGATGACCTGGCCCGAGCCCGCGGTGAGGCCGGTGTATTGGACCTTTACCTCAGTGTCGATCGGCTGATCGGCCGAGACCTGAATCAGATCCTCGGAGTACAGCGTCTTGAGTGAACCATCCGCGATCACCTTGGCAGAACCCGGTGTGCCCACGGTCGGGTCGAACGACCATCCATCGACGTTCGGCACCGATGCCTCGGTGATGAAGTCCTCGAGGAGGTTGTGCGCCGCGGGCATCAGCGCTGACAGCGACACACCACCGAGGTTGCGCGGGAACAACTGCCCGAACGCGTTAGCCAGGTTGAGCGGCGAGTTGGGGCCGAGCAACAGGTTCAGCGGCTCGATGAACGTCGACACGACGAACTGCCACAACTCGGCCGGCGTGGGCGGGTCGCCGAAGTCGATATTGCCGAAGAACCCCGAGATGGCGTCCAGTCCGTCGCCGAGCATCGGCAGATCGATGCCCCTGCCGTCCTTGAGGCTGTCTACGAACGCATCCCACGAGGACAGGTCGATACCGGCGTTGTTGTTGATGTCGGTGACGATCCGGTCACCGAGGTTGTCAGCCCAATGCTTGAGCTGATCGAACGCCGCGCCGAGCTGCCCAGGCACGAACAGGCCGGCCAACGCGAGCACCACCCTCTTGAGGAACTGCTCGACCAGCTCACCGCCGAGCTGCTGGAGCTGCTGGGCCGTGAACGGCCGCACCAGCTCAGACCCGGGCCGCTTCTGATGGATGGGCGCCGACGGCGTATTCGACACCCAATCGGGCATCTCGACTGTCATCAGAGCGGCCACACCTCCGCGGAGAACATCGACGACGACGCCGACGCGGTATAGGTCGATGAGCCGGCCTTACGTTCCAGCCGCACATACAGCGTTGCGCTCGCCCCGGCGGCGATCGTGTCGTACGAACCGGACACGGTGCCCTCGTTGATCGGCTTGCCGGGCGCAAACATCAGACGCTCGGTGCTGGCGATGCCGATGCAGTGCCCGACGATGTTGCCGCTCTCAGCATTGTTGAGCCGCGCCACCAGGTCGACGCGCACGTCCGCGGCCTCGCCGGTGACCACGGTGTAGCCCTGCGCCCGCACACGCCGCGCCCACGGCCGCGGCGGAATGTTGATCGGGCACAGTGTGGCGTTGACGTTGCCCGAGCCGACGTTGTCGATCTCGCCCGGGTAGAACACCTCGGGGATCTTCTGGTCGACGATCTCGAACCCGTCCGCGGCGCCGTTGACCGCGAGCACCTGGCCGGCGGTGCCCCCACCGAAATCGGAAGGCGTAGGGGTGGTGCCGCCGCCGCTGCTGCCTGGCTGCGGCCCATGCAGCGCGAGGCTCATCTGCCACACACCGGGGTTGTCGCCGTTCGGCGGCGAAATCTGCGTCCACGTGCCCCCCGCCGGAGTCGGGTCGTTCCACGCCATCTCGGTGACCGGAATGTCGGGATGGAAGTTCGGCGGCATACCGGGGTCGCCTTTTTCGACGCCCACGATGCCCGAGGCGATACCGCCGTTCTGACGCAGCAGAATCACCGCCATCCCCGTCGACGGGTCGACCGGGATGAGGAAATCGCCTTGGCCGAGGTAGTGCGGTGCGCCGTTGTATTCAACGATGGGCCATGCCATGAGTGTTGTCTCCCATCAGGATTGCGGGGCCAATGTGAGTGCGTTGATTGCCTCGAACGACTCGGTGATGAACCGCTGGATCTTGGCTAGAGGTGGTTCGTCGCGGCGGCCGTCGCCCAGCTGCACGGTGACCGTCCGCTCGTCGGGCGTGATTCGCCACATGTAATTGGTGATGTAGTTGGTGATCATCCGAGTTCTGGCGAGGTACACCAGGCTCATCAAGCTGCCCTTGAAGATGTCGCGGCCGAGCGCGTATTGGTCGCCGTTGCGGAACGTGACCTGCGCGGTGGTGTGGCCTTGCGAGTCGAACAGCGCGTTGATGAACGCAAATACCGTCTCGACGTTGTACGGCGCCGATGCCGTCGGATGCATCCGCTCGATGGCCGGGTGGTATGGGCCGACCTCGTCGCGCCGCCCATAGTGCTGGATCAGCTGGAACGCGAGGAACGCGTTGTTGAGGAACCCTGCCAGCAGATCCGACGGGATACCGGTGAACCCGACCGCGATCATCAGGCTGTCGATCGCCCACGCGAACGTCGCATTCAGCAAGTCGTTCAACCACTTCGGGCTGCGCCCGCCGATGATGTGCTGCCATCCCTCGGGTGTGTGGTCGGCGATCTCGCACGAGATGATCGACGAGTCCTCACCCGGTTCGGGTGCCACCACGTAGGCGTATGGCTGTTCGAAATCGACACCGACCCGGGGCGCGTAGAAAACGCCTTCCATGCCGGGCACCTGCTTGATGACCGGCTGGAAGATGCTGCCGAGCGAGCCGCCGAGGTCGATCACGGTTCGGATCACCGAGTCGGCAACGGTTTTCGTTGGACCCTCGATCTGTGACCGGTCGCGCGTGGAGAACACATACGTTGGTTGGTCGAGGTTCACCCACTGGTCGGGCTGCGGGTCACCAGGCATAAACAGGTCGACACTCGCGGTCACACCGTACGGGCGGGTTATGCGTTTGATGACTTGCCCAACGGTTTCCATGCGCACCGTTTCGGCGGCCATCGGGCTGGTGTCGAGGAACGGGTTCGTCCTCTTGACGTACATCGGTGTGCGCAGCATCCGCGTGAACGTGTCGACGCTCAGCCCGTCACGTTTGATCGCCTGCAGCACGGTGCCGAGCCACGCCTTGATCTGCGGGTTCAACGACAGGCCGTTGTTGATGAATTCGAGCCAGCCCGACTGCAACCGGATCGCACACTCGGCCACCATGTTCTCGAGCACCGTCTGCAGCGCCCACATGAACACCGCGTGCGAGACCGGCTGCGCCTGGATCGGCAGCCACCACGTCGGCCATATCACGTAGTAGTTCAGGATGTCCCAAATGCCGCGCAGCTCAACGGTGCCCGTCCACGCGCTGTTCTCGTAGCGGTAGCGGTGGACCTTGGTGTAGAACGCCTCGCGGATACCCGCGGTTTCCACGATCACACCAACGAGCGTGTTGCGGCAGTCCATGAACATCGGGATCAGCGGACTGTTGCCCTTGAGCACCAGGCGCGACGTCGGCGTGTCGTTCCAGGGACTCGCGCCCGAGCCTTCCATCAGGTCATTGCCGACGTAGCCGATCGGCTGCCACATCTTGTCGCACACCGTGAACCGAAACTCGGTGTCGACCTTCGATTTCTTCTCGGTGAGCCACCGCGCGGTCGCAGCGATGCGGTGCGGGTCGCCGGACTGGATCGCCGACCGCCACACCTCGATGTCGGTCTGCTCTGCAGCCATCAGAACGGGTTCCTCCGCAGCGGCGTGCCAGCGGCGATGATCTTGGAATCGGCGTTACCGCCGACGATCTCGACCTTGACGTGGTACGTCGGCGCGGGCTGCCCGGCGGGTTTCGGCGGGATCGCGGCACGCTCAGAGAACCGGCCCCTGAGGTACTTGTAGAGATTGCCCTGCGCGGTGCGAATGCCGAACAGCGACTTGATCTGGTTCTCCATCGCGGTGCCGTTGACACCGGTGGCATTGAGCAGCTTCGTCACAGCCTCTTGGAAGATGTTGAGATCCTGCGGCGACGGCGGCGTGACCGTAAGGTCTTGCACGAGTGTGGTGTTCACGCGCGGGTCGGTGCGGATAAACACGATCTGGTTCTGCAGCAGCGGCCCGAACTCGACGTACTCGCTGGCGCCGGGGCCGTCGTAGAACCGGAACGTTCCCGGCCCGAACGCGGTGTAGTCGTAGTACATCTTTTGGTCGCCGATGTTCACCAGATCGAGCCAGCCCGACTGCGTCACCGACGCGTTGTCACCGGCCGAGATTTTGCGGATGGCCGCCGGGGTGGCCTGCGTGAGCAGGGCCGCGGCGGCGAACATGCCGTTTCCGACGCCGCGGTTGTTCGGGCCGAGCGGCGAACCGGTGCCGGTTTCCTTGTGCGTCAGGATCGCGTTGCCGTTGCGCAGAACCTTGAACATGCGCGGGTCACCGTCGTACCCGCATACCAGCGTGAACTTTTCGCCCGGCGCCGGGCCGATGAGCATAGGCAGGTTCTCGGCACGCATCGTGTGCTCGACAAACTCGATGGTGTAGAACAGCCGGATATAGCCGATGCCGTACTCGACGAACACACCCGAGCCGTCCCAGTTGCCATTGCTGTCGCGGCCCAACCGGCCGCCGAGGATGTTCGTCGACGTTGCAGGCGTCGACCACTCTTGCACGGTGGCGTGAACCTGCGAGATGACCTGGTTGTCGGTGGTGGTGTCGAAATCGGGCCACGGGCCGTTGATGACGCGACGCGACTGCGTGCCGAACTGGTCGTCGGGATCGTCGACCCAGACCATGCGGTCACCGTTTGACGTGCAGTAGCCGCCACCGTCGCCGGTGTAGTACTGCGGAATGTCGCCGAGGTTCTTCGTTGCCCGGTTGTCGGCGGTGAACGTGTCGGTCATGTCCTCGTAGGAGAACGAGAACGTCGCCACGTTGTCGTGTGACCGCCACAGACCGGCGTCACCCTGCAGCCGCAGCGACAGCGGTTTGCCTTGCGCCACAACGTTGACCGGATCTTGCGGTGCGCCGTTGAGCCACCGAATATCGGTCCACCAGTGCCCGAGGTCGGGTGTCAGGAAGTTGAGCGTCGCGGTGTTGATCGCGTCGATGGACGCGATGAGAACCCGGGCCACCTCGACGGCGTGATTCGGCGTGCGCCCAACGCAGTTGACGTTCAGCTCGATTTCGTTCGGGTCGAGCAGCGCGTCGACGTGCGTGATGCCGTCCTGCGTCGCGCCTTTCTGCTGAATGTGCTTCCACGGCGCGATCAGCCCTTTGAGGCTCACCAGCTCCACGCATTCGGGCTCGGTCGGATCGTGGAACGGCGCGGCCAAACCACCGAGCAGGTCGAATCGGACTGTCTTGTCCCATGATTCGAGCCACATCATCGGCCTGGTGCCCTTGGTCATGTGGTACCAGCCGTGAGGGGTGATCTGCCCGGCCGGGTAACGCTTGGTCGCCATCTCATCCCCTCCCTGGTGTCGTGTGTGCCTGCTGCCAGTGGTAGGCAATGTCGCGGCCGGTGCCGTCCTCGGTGGCGCGCTGGTTGTTGACGGTGATGCTCACCGGGCCGGCTGGCTGTCCGGCGGCCTGCCCGTGCTGCGTCGCGTTCGGGTCGGCACCGGCGACCTGCTCGGCGGTCGGGCCTGCCTGGTCACCGGCCAGATTCGGCAATGCCGGTGCGGCGCTGGCGAATGCGCCCGCGAGGCGGGTCACCCAGTTGTTGGCGGCCATGTCCGACCCGCCGAACGGAACGAGCGTCTCGATCAGCCCGTCGACGCCGATACCGACCGCCTGCGCACCGAACTCGATGCCCCGGTTGATCAGCTTGATGCCGGTCTGGGCGGCCTGGCCGGCGCCTGGTGCCATCGCATCCAACGCCGCGCCGCCGGCCTGCATCGCTGCGCCGAGCGCGCCGCCGCCGGTGAGGCCGAAGCCGCCGCCACCGGGTGTCGCCGCCGGGGCCACACCGCCGTACTGCCCGGGAGTGAACGGTGCCGACGCACCCGTCACGGGTGGCAGCGGTGCGGCAGGATTCGTCAGCGCGGGGTTGGTGTTGGCGGGGGAGTACAGCACGCTGTCGGGCGTGACACCCACACCAGGCGCGGCGCTCACACCAGGCGCGGCGACGGGCCGGTAGTAGTGCTGCGTCAGCGCCGGATCATCCGCGCCGGTGCCGCCGATCCCTCGACGCGCCGCCGCGCCCGGGCTGCCCCAGTTGAACGGCGTGCCCCCGGGCAGCGTCGCCTGCATATGGCCGCTGTTGAACGCGACGCGGAAATCACCGGGACCACCTGTGCCGGGCAGGAACCCGTGCTGTGGTAGCCAGGAGTCGGCGTTGCCGGTCGACAGCGACCGGCCACCGGTTGGCCGCCCGTCGAGCAGGTTGACGAGATCCTCGACGGCGCTCGAGCAGTCCCCGATCCCTCGCGTGAGATCGGCGATGCCGGTCTGCGAGTAGGTGCCCGGCGGCACGTTCGCCAGCAGCGCCGCATCACCGAGGTAGCTGGTGCCTGGACGTAGCGCAGCGGGGCCGAGCGCCGACGCGGCATAGCTGTAGCTCTGCTGCTGCTGGGCCAGGCCGGTGAACTGCGGGCCGAAAGCGCCTTGCGCGGCGAGAACCCCCATCAGCCCGTGGCCGCCCTGCGACGGCGACGCCTGGCTGATGGCGCTCAGCTTGCCGAGCAGCGGCGCCGCAGCGAGGTTGGCGACGAACTTGGTGACGTTCTCGGCGATCCCCGCCAAGCCCCGACTGATACCGAAGTCCTGGTCGAGCTGCGCGCCGATGTCGCCGAGCTGCGAGGCGTAGCTGTTGCCCGACTTCACCATCTGCTGGTAGGTGTTGTCGCGAGCCTCATACAGCCGCAGTTCGGCCGCGTGCAAATCCTGCTCGGCCTCGATGACGTCGTTGCGTGCCTTCTGCACGTCGTCGGCCGTGGCGTTGTTGTCCTTTTCGAGCTGCTCCAACCGGGCCTGCTTCTCGGCCAGGTCGTGGCGGGCATCCAAGTAGCTCGACAGCGTCGTGAACGTCGAGGCGTCCTGCGCCATCCCCTCGAACCCGGGCGGCAACGTCGAGTCGTACGGCACGACCGGCGCGTCGGGCAGCCTCGGCCCGCCGCCGCTGCCGCTGCTCGGCGCCGCGGGCACCGGCCGAGGCGACCACCCGGTCGGCCCCGCCAAACCGGCCACGCCACCAGCCGCAGCACCAGCACCCGCGCCCGCGGTGAGACCGCCGACGCCGGCCGATCCACCGAGACCCGTGGCCGGTGCACCCGCCACAGGAACCGGCGTGCCCGCGATGGGCGCGTCGACATGCGGGATCGCCGTGGGGATGTCGACACCCGGCAACATGCTGATGATGCCCGCAGCGGCCCGCAGCGGGGTGAGTAGGCCGTTGACAGCGTCGATGACGCGGTTGATCGCCCACTCGGCGGCCGTGGCGAACCCGTTCCAGATCGACTGCAGGGTGGTGATGCTGTCGCCGACGAAGTTAATCGTGGCGACGATGCTGTTAAGCGAATCCCGGAACTCTTCGGGCTTGGCCGACCCGAACGTGTCGTAGATGATCTTGCCGATGTCCCAGATCGCCGACCCGAGATCCTGTGCGGCCGTGATGCCGTCTTGAATCCAACGCTGCAGATCGCCGGTCGCGGCGGCCTGGGCGATGAAGTTGGCGAACTCGGTGGCCGCGTTCGCGGCGGCGTCGGCGATGCCGGGCAGGAAATCCGAACCGACGCTGACCAGTCGGGTGAGTGCCTCGGTGAGCGGCCCTGCTGCCTGGGCGAGGTTGCGGAACGACGCCTGGATGTTGTTCGAGATGTTCTCGACGAGGTCGGGATTCGCCTGCAGCACACCGACGGCGTCGCTGAACATCGTGTTGAATGCCCCGGCGACGCTCGACAGCATCGTTTCCAACGTCGGCAGGTACTGCTGCGTGAGCGCCTCGATCTGCGGTGCCACACCGGCGAATAGCGAGTCCTGCACGCTGTTCTTCAGCCCGTCGAACGCGGGCAGCAACTCGCGGATCGACAGCGCCGCCTGCTGCGCGTTCGGCGACAGCGATTGCAGCGCCTCGGCGAACTTCTCGGGGTCGCGAACCTCTTTGATGGCGTCGGCGAACCCGAGAAACCCGATCTTGAGCGCGGCGAACCCCGTGCCGGCGGCGGCGAGCGCCGAGGGCAACAGCCACAACGATTGGCTCGCGGTGACCGCGGCACGGCCAACGTCGACCAGCATGTCGGCCACCCCGGCGACCGCCACGGCGGTAGCGGCGGCGGCAGCGACGCCGCCGATCGCGCCGCCGAGCCGACCGAGGCTCGCCGCGCCGGTGGCGGCCGAACCGCCGAGGTTCCCGATGGTGCCGAGCAGCCCGCCGACCGGCGCGACAGCCGCCGACGCAGCCGCCGACAGATCATGATGCGCGCGAACGGCATCCCGAACCGTTGACCGGTGGCGGCGCTGCGCGTCGGCGAGCTTCTCATACTGCGCGACGAGCTGCGCCCGGTTCGCCGAACCGGCCCGCACCAGCTGGTCGTACTTGGCCTGCTCGACGTTCACGCGGCCGAGCGCAGCCGCCACCTTGTCGGTTGCCCGCTCCACCTGCGACATAGCGCGGGTGACAGCCGGGGTCGAGCGCTGAGCACCCGCGGCGAACTGGTCACCGAACGCTGCACCCGCCGAGCGGCCCGCACGGTCGTATTCGCGTTGCAGCCGGTCGGCGTCGCGGCGAATATCGCTGTCGCGCAGTCGGGTGTAGATGTCCAGATGGATGGCGATGGCTCAACCCTCCTAATCGGAGATGATCGAGAACAGCTCGCCCTCGGCGACGGCACGCTGTGTCTCGACGAACTCGCGCGTCTTGCTGATCGGGAAAAACAACTGCTCGCCGTACATCTCGGTGTCGGCATTGGGCAGCTTCACGGAGCGGAACAGCGCAGAAATGTTCGCGACCTGGGCGAGCATCTTCTGCCACTCGGGACGCTCACCGTCGCGCACCACCGCGGCCACCGCGCCGCCCTCGGGCGGCCAATCAACCGTGATGGTGCGCGTTTCGGTCTCGGCGTCCTCGTCGACGGTGACGCCGAACAGCTCCAGCAGCTCATAGCTGCTCATGCGGCCTTGATGCCAGTCGCGAATATGGCATCCCGGGAAGAACCGGCGCAGGTCACTCGCGATCTGCCGCGGCGCCATCCTCCAGAACGCGAACGCCTGCATCACTTTTCGAGTCAGCATCGGCTCGCTTCACCAGGCCGCTGCGCAGTTCCTTGACGCGCTCGACGACCTCGCGCGGGCTGCCACCGGCCGCGGCGAACTTGGCGTAGACGTCGTCGCCCATCACGATCTGGCACACCTGCACCTCGTACGGCGGTTCGACCAGAACACCGTTTTCCTGGTACGGCTCGATGTACTCGCCGCGCACGGTGTGGGCGCCGACGAACGTTTCGACCTCGGTTCCGTCGGGCTGGCGACTCTTCATGCGCTGCTCGGGCTTCTCGACGTCGGGCCACCGGTCGCACTGGTTCATCCGATGGTGCAGACGGTTGTACGCCGAGAGCTGATCGGCGTTGAAGAACAGGGGATTTCGCACCGTGAACGAGTCGCCGTTGGGTGCGGTGACGGTCGCCGAGCGGGCAAAGCTGTCGTAGGTGTCGGCCTGTTCCTGCGCCTCGGCGGTGGCCTGGTCGGTGTCGGGCATGGTTCGACTGTCCTTTCGGCTGTGAGGGTTTCGTGGTGCTCGGCTGCTGGGGTGTGGCCCCGGCGGGCGCCAGCCGAAAACGCCCGCCGGGGAGTCGGGGTTAGGACGCCGGCTGCGTGGCCTGGTTCGAAACCATCGACAGCGCGGTATCGCCGTCGGCGTCGGTGACCGTGACCTGGAAGTAGTTCGACGTCGACGCGGTCAGGCCGCTGAGGGCGAGGGTCACCACCCCGTCGGTAACGGTGGTGGTGCCGACCGTCGCGGCCGTCGCCGAGGACATATCCGCGTTGGCCGACTTCTCGACGGTGTAGGTGTACGGCGACGCACCGCCGAGCACCTCGGCGAACGTGATCGTGGCCGCGGTCGGGCCAGTCGGCGTGGCGACCGGGGCGGGCGGCACGAAGGTCAGCCCGGGGGTGACGCTTTCGTCCCAGCCCTCGCCGGACACCCACACACCGCCGATCATCGGCGCGCCATCCGCGTCGACGAACCACGGGTCGATCAGCCGCGCGAACGTCAGCTGCGCCGACAGCGGATCGGTCTTGGTGCCGGTCAGGTTGCCGATGTTCGTGCGCACGCACCGCGACACCGGGAACGCGACGCGTTCGGGCTTGCCGCCGGCCTTGTCCTCGTGAATGAGGATCATCTGCCGTTCGATGAAGTCGATCTCGGCCGACTCACCCGAGAAGTAGGTGCCCGAACCGAGGTCGAGGATGTTGTCGAGCGGCAGGTCGTTGATGAGCCGATGCAGCAGCGGCTTGTTCTCGTAGCCGGTGAACACAACGCGCTTCGCGCGGCTGGTGAGGTCGACGCGACCCGGGTCGATGGACTGCAGGATCTCCAGCTCGTCGACGTTGATGTCGTGCTCCTGCACGAACCCGTCGGGGTTCGCGGCGCCGAGCAGATGAAACCCAAGGTTGGGCTTGTTGTTGTAGACCCATTGCCCTTTGGCGTTCTTCTTGACGGCGAGCAGGTCATCGCGCCAGTTGCCGTCGAGCGCCATCGGCGCGCCGAAATCGCTGCTCGGGCTGATGTTGGTAGCCGCGCCCTTGTAGTCGCGGCACAGCAAGTTCCACTTGCCGCCGCGGCGAATCCGCAGGGTGTCGAAGATCCCGAGGCCGGACGCCTTGAAGTTGACACCGGTGGTCGGTTGTGCCATGAGTGTTGTTCCTTTCGCGGATACTGAACTGCCGGAAAGGATTCCGGCGGGAATGCGGCGCACGCGGCCGCGCGCCGCGGCCCTCGGCGACCGCGACGGGGAAATGTTCGGCTGACTATTTGCGGGTGTAGGACAGCCCGATTCCGTATCGGGCGATCTTGCAGAGAACTTGGTCGTCGTCGAACTGTGTCCAGCGCGGCGACTCGACCACGGTCACGTAGTCAAAGTTCACGATCCGGCCGCCGCTGATGTCGATGTCGTCCTGGTGGTGCGCCAGATGCAGCATCCACGAGTGTGTTTCGGCGGCCGCGTCGCGGGCGGCCTCTTCACCGAGCGCCTTGTCGCACAGGGTGCGGATCGACACGAGCGGGTCGGCGAACCCGAGGTCGGCGTTCTCGTCGCCGCCGATGTGGCGTACCAGAGTGAACGGCAGCGGGTCGCCGGGGCGACGGGAGATCGCTGTGTCACGCAGCCCGCCGAGGTAGGCGACGAGCGCCTCTTCAACATCGTCGGGTGTCTCGGTGTGCGCGGTCATCCATCAACCTCCACACCGTCGACGGTGCCGCCGTGCCGATGCGCCACCTTGCCGAACGGCGCGAACTCAGGCGTCGGTGTGTCCGGCCCGAACGGCGACTTCGATCCCGGCGCGTCCGGCCCGGTGCCGTCCTCGATGAAATGGAAGTACCACAACCGGGAACCGACCCACCAGTGCGGTAACCCGTTGTGCGGCCGCCGCTTCTCGACCTTCACCGACGCCGCGGCGCGACCCGTGCGCACCGGGGTTTCGGCGCGCACCTCGTCGCGGATCTGCTCGGCCGCCTCTTTCGTCTTGAGGGTCAGCTCGGCATCGCGCCGGATCTTCTGCTCGATCTCGGCGAAAATGTCGGCGCTACTCGTCGTCATCGCCGCTGTCGGTGGTGTGCTTGCGTCCGCGCGGCGCCGCGCCGCCGATCCGCTCGACCGAATCACCCAGCTGCTTGGCAACGTCGTCGGCCAGCTCGACGATTGCACCGGCGGTCTTGTGGTGGACGCCCTTGCCGTCGATGGTGTAGGCGCACGGCGAAACGACCTTGTATCGGGCCATGATTGAAGCTCCTAGCTCGTCTGTCGTTGCGACAGGATGGTCACTTTGAACGGCTGTCCGTCCATGTCGACGTGGTGCTGCGGGCCGGCGATGATCTTGTACGCGACGCCGTCGACGCGGATCTCGCCGTGCTGCCTGGCGGCCAGCACCGCGGGTTCGGGTGGCGCGGTCGTCTTCCACACCATCGTTGCGACGTTCACGTCGTACTCGGCGGTTTCGCGCGCCGACAGCGGACGATGCCGACACCCGGTCACCGCGGTGAGGGTTTCGGACTGCTGGTAGCCGCCGAGCGGCTTGCGGGTGCCGGTGTTCGCGTAGGCCACGAACGTGACCGTCTGCCCACCGAACTCGCTCACGGCTGCCGCTCCAACCGGTACATGTCGAGGCCGTAGCTGGCGCAGACGGCCGCCACGACGCCGCTGGACATGTCCCACCGGTAACGCACGTCATCGACCTGCTTTTCGACCAGGGTCGGGTCGTTGCGCCTGGCGCCGGCGAATGACGCGGCGAGTGCCTCCACGGCCCGATCGAAGTTCGGCACCTCGTCGTAGCCGTGCGTCACCTTGACGGTGATCGAGCCGTATTCGTCGGTCCACCAGGTGCCGTCGCGTTTCCGCACCCGCCCGTCGGCGGCGGCGCGCACCGTGGACACGTCGACCGACACGCCATCCTCGACCACCTCGGCCAGGCTGAGCAGCCGCAGCGTCGGGATGAACAGCACCGGCCCGCCGGGTCCGTCGAGCGTCAGCACCTCGTCGGTGTTGACCGGGGTGACGTGCCAACCGCAGTACGCGCGCACCGCCGCGCGGGCGGCCTCGATGTCGGTCTGGTCAGCCATTCGCCTTGTTGGCCGGCGTCTTGGCCTTGTTCGCCGGGGCCTTCGCCTTGGTGGCGGGTGCGGGCTCCGCGGCGAGCAGGCCACGCGCAGCTGCATCCTCATCGGTGAGCTGCAGCGTCGTCTCGACGCCGTTGATAACCACGTTGTAGAGCTTCACTGCGCCCCCTCTGAGCGTCTTCGGCGGCAGTTGCTCGCCGTCTGGTGTGTGAAATCCGCTGATTGCCATGACTGTTGACCCCGCGAGGTGGTGGCCCCGGCAACGAGGCAGGGGCCACCACCTGCGTGCGCGGTTTAGCTGCCGGAGGTCGGGACCTTGACGAACGCGGCCGGACGCGTGACGCCGAACGCGAGTCGTTCCTCGGCGAGGATGGCGATCAGGTTGCGGACGAAGAAATCCGCGTGGCTGTCGCTCATCGTCACCGTGGTGTCTTCGCGATCCCAGATCACGGCCTTGCCGAAGTCGCCGAGCAGACCGGTGCCCTGGGCCTGCGACTCGGACTCAACGACCGGCACGCCCCACAGGGTGCGCTGCCCGATGAACTGCGGCCCGCCGTAGTAGTAGCGGTTCTCGCCGTCCTTGAGCAAGTCGATCATCTCGGCATCTTCGGGGTTGAACACCCAGGCGGTCGGATTCACCCGGCCGACGGTGCGGGCCTTGGTGATCGCCTTGCGGGTCGTGGTGAGGAAATCCGTGGTCCACGCCTGCGTCTGCACACCCGAGGTGTTGTTGATGCCGGTGAAGTTCTCGCCGCTGCCGTTGCCGTTGAGGATCTGGTCCTCTTCGGCCTCGGCGACGTCTTTGCTCAGCTCGTCGTTGATTAGACCCTCCAGCTGCGCCACGTCGGCGAGAGCACGGCGGGTGACCGGCACCCACTCTGCAATCGTCTTGACGTTGGTCTGCACGACCTCGAACGCCCACGAACCCTCAGGCTTGTAGCCACCACCGGTCGCCAGTACCAGCGCGCCGCCCTCGGTGCCGGCCGGGGCGGTCGGCATCGCCGACGAGGTCGCTTCGGCCACGGGCGCGGCAGCGTTGGTGTGCGAGGTCTCGCGCACGAACTCGACAGCGTCGGAGCTCGTACGCCGGTTCGACACCAGGTTGCGGATGGTCAGCGGCTTGCGGCCGAGCATCTCCACGATGTCGGTACGGTCGTTGACCACGAACGCGCCAGCGCTGGTCGAGCTGGCACCGGTGAACAGCGACTTGACCTTGATCGGGTCGGACTGGATGCGCGCCTTCGACGGGATCTGGCCGCCACCGAACGGCTTGAGCATCGCCTTGAACTCGGGCGACTCGACCACCGTCAGGCCGAGGCTCTTCACCCGCGCCTTGAGGTCGCCGCCGTCCTCGGGCACGCCGACCGAATCGGAGAACGCCTTGGCCTGGTCGAGCACGGCCTCGTCGGCCTTGACGGCCTTGACCGCGTCGAGGATCTCGGTCAGCGCCTTCATCGAGGCGTCATAGTCGGCCTTCTCGTCGTCGGTCATCTCGCGGCCGTTGTCGACGGCGAGCTGCGCGATGTCGCGGGCCTTCTTCGCTTCTGCGTCCGCCCGGTCCTTGAGGGCGGCCAAACGTGCACTCACGTTGAATCTCCTTCGGAGTTGATGTGTTTAGGCGAACTCGATGCGCAGCTGCGCCTCGATCGCGTTGAGCAACGCCGAGGGGTCGACGGACGACTTGCGGCTGGCCTCGCGAGGCTGTCCCGCCGAATCTCCCGGCGGCGCTTGGCAAGACGGGCCGTCATCGCTGGCCTTCACCTCGTCGGAATCCGTGCTGTCGAGGGTGGCGAGAACGCGCCCGATCGCCTCGTGCGCGTCACGTAGCTCACTCTCGTTCTTGGCCGACAGCACACGGCCGGCTTTTGCGTCGGCGATCAGCCGCTCGGCGAGCGCCGGAACCTGCTTGACCGCCAGGATTTCGGTCTCCTGGTTCGCGCCGATCGTGACGACCGAAACCTCGTAGAGCTTGAGCTGTCGCAGCTCGAAATAGTGCTCGGTTTCGGGCTTCTCGGGGTCGCTGCCGTCCTTTGGGCGGCTCGCGGGGCCGCCCTCGATCACGTCGTAGGCAAACGACATCTGGTTGATGCGCCGACCCTTGAGCAGCCGGTAAACCTGCTTGGCCTTGGGGTTCTCGAGGTCCAGCTGCACCGTGACCAACAGGCCGGTGTCGTCCTCCTTGGCGTCGACGACGTGGCCGATGTTGTAGTCGGGGTCACCCATGTTGTGCCCGAACAACACCGGGATCGGGTTGCCGGACTTCTCCCAGCGCGCGAGGTCGTCGACGAACGCGCCCTTAACCACAACATCGCCGTAGCTGTCGACGTTGCCGAACACGCTCGCGTACGCGGTGAACTGGCCCTCGGCGAGGCCGTCATCCGGGCCGACCTTGAGCTTGGTTGTGGCGTTCTTTGTGAGCATCAATCCTCCTGCTCGCCGTCGTCGTCGGCTGGCTCGTCGGGGTCGTCCTGGCCGCCGCCGATGGTGGCCGGGCCACGCTCGGCCGGGATCGGGTCGTGGTCACCGTTCTGCGTCACGTTCAACGGCCGGATCAGCTCATCGCCGCCGTCGATTGGCGGCCGGTTGTCCAGTGCGCGAGCTTCATTGATCGTCATCGTCGGCGCGCCGACCGCCGCGGTGATCGCGGCCTGGCGTTCCTCGAACGAACCGGTCAGCTTCTCGCGCAGGTTGAACTCGGCGTAGAACCGATGCGGGTTGACCGGCTCGAACTCGGGCACCAGCTGCAGGTTGATCTCGTCCTGAATCATCGACAGCCACGGCCCGAGGCAGTCCTGATACAGCATCTTGTGCTGTTCGGTGATGTTGGAAAACGTTGCCTTGTCGAGCAACCCGATCATCGTCGGAGGGATGAAGTACGACCGCGTGACCTCTTCGTCGGTCAGCTTGCGGCCCTCGATGTACTGCAGCTCGCGCGCGGTCTGCGAGGCAGGCTTGAAAACCATGCCGTCCTCGAGGATCGGGGTGCCGCCCGCGTCGGGGCCGTTGCCGCTGTACTGGGCACGCCACCCTGTGCGGAACCGTTCGCGTGCCTCTTTCGACCACGGGGGCGCGGCCAACGGCCGCTCCAGATAGCCCGAGACGCGGGCACCGTTGCGCATGATCTGCTCGCGCATCTCGCCGGCGGTCCACTCTTCGCGCAGGGTCTGCCGCAGCGATTCCAGCGGCGAGACACCGGCGTCGTTCTGGCCGCCGTAGCCGCGCAGATACAGAACCTCGTTCGCGGGAATCCGGCGGGTGCCCTTGGTGCCTCGGAACTCGAACTCGTCCGGTGTGAGCCAGTTGTCGCCTTCCGGCTTGACCAGCGGCACCGGCAGATGAACGAGTTGTTTCTCGCCGCCCGGTGTGCGGATCTTCCACCAGTAGGCGACGTCGTAAATCGCGAAATCGTGAACCAACGTGTTCAGGAACCGATACCGCGTCGTCCACGGGTTCGGTCGCTGCAGCAGCTGCGCGAGCGGATGGTCAGTCAACCGTTCGCGGTCGGCATCGTCCTTACGCTCGAACAGATGTAGACCGAGCTGGGCGATGTTGCGCGCGAGGAACGACACTGCGCGGCGCACCGCGGGCTGGCGGCGCCAAATCTCGTAGTACTCCATCGACACCCACGGCGACAGCGCGATGCGTTGCGGCGCTGGAATGTTGGGGCGCGACAGCCCGCGAACGGTTCCCGACGAGGCGACGAAAGCCACTTACCGCCACCTCCTAGGGAATCTGCATGTAGTCCACATTTGCCTTGTCGATCACGATTTCGCCGTCGGCCGAGGCCGGTTCGACACCCGGTTCGTGAACGGTGCAGCCTTTCAAGATGAGTCGTCCGCCAACATCGGCGACCAGCACGCCCGAGATCGCGTTGCCCGAAAACAGCGACACGAGCACCTGGCGGCCCAAACCGGGTTTGCGTCTAAACAATGAACAGCTCCGAATCCTCGTACTTCGACCGCGCCGGCCGCCCGTGCTCGAGCAGGCCGTGCAGCGCGAGCGTCACGGCCACCAGCTGCGTGATGTCGCTGTTTTTGTCGCGGCGATCCCACGCCCACGAGTCGGCCAGGTCGCGCGGCTTACCCGCGGTCACCGAGGTTGCGAGCAGCTGGCCGCCCTGGTGCCGCAACTTGCCTTCTTTGACGAACGAATAGAAGTTGTTGCACGCCTTCGCCATATCCGTGGCCGAGGTGGTCACCACCGCCACGCCGCGTTCCTCGATGGCCGTCTGCTGCGACGCCGCGGTCGAGTAGCCGTCGATCACCGTGGCGCACGGCGTCCATGACGCGTCGAGTTCCTTCACGCGGTCGGGAATCCAGCCGGTACCCGGCAGCGTGTGCAGCTCGGGCCGGTCGCGCACCGCCGGCACGATGCCAACGTGAATGAGACCGTCCTCGCGGTACCCGGCCACGCCGATGGCCGCCGCGGTCTGCATCTTGTTGACGTAGACACCGAACGAGACCGGATCGGTGGGCGACGATTCGGGGTCGGCGAGTTCGGCCCACATTTCCCGCGTGATCAGCGGCCCGTCGTCGACCGGCGGCTTGTCGTGCCAGCCGAGGCGTTCCCGGCCGAACTCGTCCGGCGACATCGAGGCGCGCTCGTCTTCGAGGTACTGCCACGTGATGCGTCGCCCCGCGGCCGGGTTCGCCATCTGGATGAACTCGCGCTTGTCCATCGCGCAGCCCGGGTAGCCGACGTAGTGCGGGCACTCGTCGTCCTCGCACGCGTCCTCGGGTGCGCAGAACTCCAGATAGCCGAGCCTCTTGCGCGGCGTCGGGTCGACCGAGCGGCCACGGGCCACGATGCGGCGCAACACGTCCGACTCGGGCCGTGCCGCCGACGACCCGTAGACCAACTGGGCCTCGGGCCTGGTCGACATCGTCGGCATGAGCGCGCCGATGTGGTCATCGTTGAGGGCGAACGCCTCGTCGAGGATCACCTTGTCGCCGGTCAATCCTCGGCCGCCGCTCTTGGTGCGGGCCTTGAACTTGATGCGCTGGCCGAACGGGCAAGCCTCGGACGGCGCGAACTCGATCATCTCGTTGCCGTTGCCGCGATGAATGCCGTTCGTCGGGCCGTCGGCCAACCGCGCCGCCAGCGGCGGGCAGTTCTCGATCAAGTTGACCAGGTCGCGGAACGCCTCACGCGTCGTGTCCATCTCGTGCGCCGACCACGTGATCGTCTCGACCTCGATGACGTAGATCCACCCAAGCGCCGCCATTTTGAGCGCGCCGGTTTTCATGTTCTGGCGGGCGCACACGACGGCGAACTCGAACATCGCCGGGCGGTAACCATCAGGGCCGAGGGCGAACAGCGCGTCGAGGGCGAGCCGCTGCTCGGGATCGGGCACATACCCGGCCATCTCGCACAGATCGGCCACCTCGGGGCCGAGCGTCTCAGTCCAGGCCGGAAAGTTCGCGTAGGCAGGCTCGATCATCACCGGCGCGGTCATCACGCGCCCTTCCGCCGCTTCGCGTCACGGCGCGCCTTCAGTTCGTCGACCGGGTCGGCCGCCACGGCCGTCGAACCGGCGAGCGCCTCAGCGAGCACCGCCTGCAGCTGCTTCGACAGCGCCGCAACACCGGTGTTCATCCCGGGTGCGTGCACGATCCGGCGCGCCAGCTCCAGCGCGTGCTGCCCAGCGATCGTGTTCAACCGGCCAGCCTCTTCGAGCGCGGCCTGCACCGTCTCGATCAGCCCACCGGCCGGCGCGGCAGACGAAACCGGCGGCGCCTGCTGGTGTTTCTGCTGCGCGATGCCGCCACGCTGAGCACGCTTGCGGCACGTGTCGCCGCAGTACTTCGCCTGCGGGCGTTTCGCCTCGAACGCTTGCCCGCATACCGCGCAATCACGCCGCATCGGGCCTCCAAAGTTTGCTGAGATGAGCTGCACGTTTGCTGCTGTTTGCTGACGGGCCGTCCCGGGACCAGGCACGTCACGGGAGGGATGTTTGAC